GCGATGGTGACAGCGGTTCAACAGTCCACTGGTCGAGGTGGCGCTGTAATCGGTAACGCCATGAAGACTATTTTCACTAGGCTTCAGCGTCAAAGCACATTAGATGCGTTGGAATCTTATAATGTAGCAGTTAAGGATGTTGAGGGAAATACGTTACCTGCGATTCAAATATTAAATAATTTCGCTCAATCTTACAAAGGATTAACCGACAATAGCCAAGCTTACTTACGGGAACAAGTTGCGGGTGTTTTCCAAGCAAACATTTTGTCGGCGGTACTGAGGGATTTGAATAAAGAGCAACCAAAATTCGCTGCAGCTTTAAAGGTTTCCAAAAATGCTACCAATGAAGCTGAAGAGGCCACCGCAAAATTAAACCAAACCCTTTCTGCTTTAGCTACTCAAACTGCCACCGAATTCAAAAAGCTTCAAGAGAATATAGGTAAGCAAACTTTTGAACCAATTGCTCGTTCAATTATGGAACCCCTTAAAGCAGCAATGGAGGGGATTAATGAATTACTGGATAGCGAAGGAGTAGGTGGCGATATCGCCAATGGTTTACTGAAGGGTATTAAAAATGTTATTGGTGGTCCCGGTTTAGTAGCAATTGGAACTGTTCTTTTTACTGTTTTTAAAAATACTATTGGTTATATGGCTCAAGCTCTTCCGCAGCTGATAGGTCTTACAACCGAAACCCAAAAACGAGCCACGATTGAAGAGTTTATTGTTGCCGCACTGCAAAAAGAATCAGATTTAGCGCTAGCTGTAAGTGGGCACGAAGGGGACGCGGCTGCACAAGCCAACCTATTGGCAGGTTATGCTGAAGCCACCGCTCAGGATATGGAGCGACAGGCAACAGCAACTAAATCCATGGTGACGGCCTTAATGAGCGTAAAAGGCGCAGGAGGAAATATTGCGGCAGCTATGCAAGGCGGTGGTGGCGGAAAGGGTGCTCCTCGTGGTGCTAGCGGTTTTGTTCCGGGGATAGCCGGAGAAATACAGGATATTAGACGAGGGGTAGGAGGAGTTAGTCCTACGTCACAGGCGGTATCTATTCCTAATTTTGCCTTTGGGGGCGGCGTTCGTGGAACGATGGTTGCCAATACGGGGGAATATATGGTTCCCAATTATCGTGGAGGGGGTTCTGCGATTTTTAATCCGCAAATGGTAGCTCAGTATGGGCTGCCTTCGGGCGCAAGGCCAATTAGAGGAGCCGGAGGTTATGTTCCAAATTTTGTGGATGTTGGTAAGATGAGACTTGCAGATTTTGAAGGGATAAAACCTGCGGCTCTAAAAGCTCACCCTGCGTTGATGGCGCGTTTTACGGCATTAACCGGAAGAACAGCAAAGAGCTTGACCACCGGTATGCCTGATGCCATGAAAGCGGGTTACGCTAAACAAAGCGCCCAATCTAAAGCGCGACGTGACACCTTTATTTCTAAGCAGGTGGCAATGCTCACTCCTCCTTCAGGTATAGGGACAGGATCAAGCTCTATGCATAGCTTTGAGGCTGGGAATAAAATCCCCGGGATGAAGGGACGCCCATTTAACGTAGCTTTCAGAAAATATACTTACAATCGTAAAACCGCCTCTTCATCAACAAAAAACGTCACTCCAATCGAGGATCACATAGAGAACGGAATCATTGCAGCTACACGTAAATTTGCCGCCTCAATTAATCCTCCCGCTGTAGACTTAAATAAGCCTGAAATGAAGGCTGCCTTAAATACTGCACAAGGAGGAGCCGGGGCTATTTCTTCCGCTGCTGGCGCGGCATTTGAAGTTGGTATAAGTCAAGCCTTGGGACTAAAAGCGGCTCAGAATGAAAAGGGTGTTAAAAACCTTGATGTTCCGAGGGGCCTTTTCACGCAACAGCTTAAAGATCTTTTTTCAACCGGAAAGTTTAAGGTAAAGCCTACTATCACAGGGGGAGATTTTAAGATTAGAGATAGCAAGGGTAATGTGAAAAGCATGGCCCAAAAAATAATGAGCCCTGCGGGAGACCCTGCGTGGCCCAATTGGGTAGCTGGTATTGCGGCTAGAGATCGAACTCAAAAGGGATTAACGCCGCGAGGCGCAAGAGGTTATGTTCCTAATTTTGCGGCCGTGGGAGATGCTGTAGAACGGGAAATAGCCGCAGGTGTTCCTTTGTCAAATATACGAGTTGGACGATCTGATAGGTTATCTGGGCCGAATAACCCCGCGGGAATTGGGATCACCAATACGCGGGATGAGCCGAGAGGTTTAAAGGATGTGACGGGGGCGGCTCGAGGTTATATTCCTAATTTTGTAGATTTTTCAAAAATAACTGCTACCGATTCATTCTTGGGGGGCAGATGGGCAAAAATACTTGATGCGGAACAAAAAAAATTAGTGACCGCTTACAAAAAGCAGATTGCAGATATGAAGTTCCAAGACATGACCGAGGAACAATTAAAAGCTGCGCAAAATCAACTTATAGCTACGATTAAAGCCCAGCTTACCGGTAAAAAATTAACCAAATCAGCTGAGGATAGACTCAGGGGAGAAATCATCAAGGAAACCACTGAGTTAGCTGGATCAAAACCCGGCGGTAAAGGGGGAATGTTTGCTGGAATGAAAGGCTTAGTTGGAAAGGCAGGTATGGGTGCAGGCTTAGGTTTATCGATGGGTTTACCTATGTTAGCCGGAGCTATGGAACAGGGTGGAGCAGGAAGGAAAACCACCACCGCTCTGACGGGGGCTGGTACCGGGGCAGCTTTGGGAATGATGTTTGGTCCATGGGGAGCGGCTATCGGTGCGGTAGTGGGTGCCTTAGGTGGGTTAGCAGCAGTAGCAAATGACGCGGGCACTTCATTGGATGAGCTACAAAAAAGGGCTGACGATTATGAAAGGACCACCACGGCCACTACAACCGCCGCAGAAGAGTATATTAAGGCAGTTGAAGTTCTGGCCAAAGGGGGGTCTGCCCAAGAACTTGAAGACGCACAACTGAAATTAGCTAAAAATTTCGAAGCAATTAAGGGGACACAATTAGAAGACACGTTCGAGGCTGCGGGAACAGACGTTTCCACTATGACCGATGAACTTAAAAAATACACTGACCAAGTAAGAATGGAAAGAATTGCTAAGCGTGCGGCTGTGGCAGGAAAAGCGTTCGACATAGGAGATCGGTTAGATCTTCAGACAGATCCGACTACGGGTAGGGTAACGTCAGAACCAGAGGTAGTCACCGAATGGCTTAAACAAAGAAAAAAAGTAAAAGAGGAGTTTGCAAGAAAATTTGGCCCCATGTTTAAAGAAATGAACATTGATGAAGAGTTTGTAAAAGAAATGACCGAAATTTCCAAGGAAATTGATACGTTTGGGTTTGCGGGGTGGGGAGCCTCATTTAAAAAAGAATTAGGTATTGATGAGAGTGATTTCGAATTGATGCAATCTTTTCAAGAGGGGGCGAGAGAAAAGTTAATAGAGTTGTTTAGATCGCGTTCTAAAATGTTTGATCAAATGAGCGAGGAAGATATGCAGGGATTGTTTGGTGGGGATTTTATAGATATGATAAAGGGGACCCAAAGAGGCATAGGTAAAGATACTTCCCAACAGATAGATCCATTTATTAACTGGTGGAAGAAATTTATCAAGGTAACAGCTACTGAGCTTCCTCCTGTGGTTGAAGATTTATATAATACGGCAAAGGAAGCGGAAGAAAGTTTTATTAGGATTAAGTCGGGAATATCACAGTTTGTAGAAACATTATCAGCCATAAACAATGCGTTGGACAATGTTAATAAGGTGAGAAAAGCGTGGGTGAGTGAAAGGGCTGGCCTTTTGACAGGAGCAGGAAAAGGGGTGGCGGCGGTTGGCTTCAAGCAACAGCAGGCAACTGTGCAATTTGAAGAGAAGAGGCAGTCTGCGAAGCTTGAGTTTGTTACGAAGAACGCAGAAAGATTAGCCCAAACACTTCGAGATGCCGGTGCCGCAAATGCTGACGCAACTTTAAAGAAACTCAGGGAAGGAACTCATCTTTTTATGACTGATGTAAACGCGGGTCTTGACGAACTTAGTCAGATGCAAACCCAGAGCATAAAAGACCAAGAAAAAATACGTAAGACTATTACAGACATGAGAAGAGAGTACGCTGCACGTATGATAGCTATTGAGATCGAGAAAACAACGACGGAAAGTCGGTTGAATGTAGAAAGAAAACGAGCGGAAAATAACGAAAGAGAAAAGATACTTACGGGAGAAATGCAGCGGATGCTTGGTCAGCGTGCGCGATTAGCTCAAGAGCGTGATACTGGATTAGCAATGGGGATTGCGGGACTAAGGGAAACTTACTTAAATGATCCAAGGGCCTTTAGGGGACGCACCACCACGGGAAGGCTACAAGGAAGACAGGCTGTGGAAAGCCAAATTGCACGCATGGAATTTGAGCAAAGGAAGTCGGCGGATTTAGAAGAAAATGTTCGCAAGGTGGCCGAGATGCAAGTTCAGAAAGATGTTATTGATTCAAATGTTGCGCTGGTTCATGCCAATAGTGCGTTGTGGCAAAAGTTGGATGAACTTATATTTACATTAAACAAAGAAGAAAAAGCCAGCGCATTACAAGGGGAATTAGGTACTCGGATGGATGCTATGGCGCAAAGCCTTGGGTTTAAGGATACGGCCATGATGGATCAATATGCGAAATATGGATACAAATTTGAGGCCGAAAGAAGAGAGGTAAAAGAAAAGTTGGCCGCCGACGTAGCAGGCGTGAGAGGGGAAAAATATACGACCGGGGCTGGCGGGATACCCTCACCCGTTATAGGAGGAATGTCAGCAGCAGTTAGAACTGAGAATATACTAGCTGGACAAAAGATGTTTAAAGAGTTAAGTGGCTCCATGACCGACACCACAACATTGTTGGCAAAACTTGATGAGCTAGAGAAAGGAGATATCACTCCCGATTTTCGGAACAGGATTAACGTTTTACGCGAAGAGATCAAGTTAAATCAACAAAAATTAACTGATGAACAAAAATTAACTAATTTTGTAAGAGAGCAAACACACTTGCGCGAACAACAAATAGACGCAGAAGCAAAGTCGTTTAAATCGGGTTTTATGAGCGGGTTTTTAGAGGTATATGAAGATACTGATTATATATTTGGGAGACTAGGAAAAGATTTGCCTATGGCGTTTAGGGATGGAATGGTTGGCGCTTTAGAAGAGGCCATGGATAGAACTCAAAGTCTTGGGGATGCAATGCGTAGCTTTGCAGTGGATATGTTAAAAATGGTGAGACAATCTTTCCTTCAGTATTCAATGAGTAATTTTACGAGTCTTTTGGGCATGGGGGCAAGTTCGGGATTTAGAAACAGTGGGCCTCAGACAGTGCCTGATTGGTTTGGTGGAGGGGGTCAGAGAGGCGGTTTAATGAGAGCTCAGAATGGAGTGTATGTTACTGGAAGTAGAACCGGAGATAGGAACCCAGCGCTTCTGGAAGATGGAGAATATGTTTTAAACCGTAACGCTGTTAAAGCAATGGGAGGTCCGGTTGCCTTAAATAAATTGAACTTTGGAATGGCCTCGCGTTTCCAAAACGGTGGAAGTATGATGCTTAATGAAAGCGTACGGAGTCCGCGGATGAGTGGTTTTTTCCTAGCTTCGGACAATCCAGAGTTAAGAGAAGCGAGAGAAGAGGCGCGCAAAAAATATGAAGAGAAGCAGCGCAAAAAAGCAGAAAAGAGGCAATTACTTACAACTTTCTTAACTACATTAGCAAGTGCTGGTCTGGCCCAAGGAAGCAAAATGTTTGGGCCTAAAAGCGATATGGTCTCTGGAGGGAAATACGGTGAAGGAGAATTCTTTGATCCAATTACAGGAGCAAGAGGGGACAATATCTACAGTTTGCCACAAAATGCTCCGTCCCTTAAAGGTCAAGGCCCTAAAGGAGGGATATGGGGACAGAGAGGCGGTTATATTAACCGCGGATTTTCTAATCGCGATAGTGTTCCTGCTTTTATGGCCGGAGGCGAATATGTTATGAATAGTCGCGCTGTCCGTAAGTATGGTCTGGGATTCATGGGTCGTTTAAACGGCGGTTTGATTCCCGGGATGCAGGGTGGCGGAGCAGTGGGAGGCGCATCTGCCGCTCCGCTCAGCACTCAAACGGCAGCTAACACCAACAATATTTCTATTAACGTAAATGTTGGAGGGGGCGGTACCCAACAAGGGGGGTCGGCTAATACCGGAAATGTTAATGCGGACCAAGAGAGCAATCGCGATCAAGCAACTGAAGCTAAAGATTTAAGCGAAAGAATTCGCGGGGCGGTGTTAGAGGTAATATCCCAAGAACAAAGACTCGGAGGCTCTCTTAGTAAAAATGCCCGACAAGGATAATGGCCAAAAACGCATCACCAAGTTATGAGCAAATGTTTTACATGGGGGGCACTGGTGTCTCCGGTATTCGTAACTTAAGTGCGAGCTATAGTGTAGGCCAAAAGCAAGTTCGAATATTAGGCGCAGGATTTGTGCGAGATGTGATTGCTGAGCCTCTGCAGGGTGAGGTTTCAATGACTCGGGATCTACTTTATCAAGATCCATTTTTAAACCTTACGGGGGAAGCCCCTGTGTCTGGAACTCTTTTATATGGAGTGCAGATAGGGGATGGCAACGAAAAGGTATACGGGTTTAATACAGGGTATCTAACAAGTTATGCTATAAATTGCAATGTTCAAGATGTTCCCACTGTAGATACTACTTTTACTGTTTTCGGGCAGATGGGGAGCGGTGCACGCCAAGGTCAGTTGGATTACTCTGGCACCGCTCCTCTTCAAACCTTAGGTTTCGTTAATCATGAATCGGTCTTTTTGACTTTTAATGGTTCGGGCACGAACCGAGCAGTTTCTGCTTCTCAGAGTTATGATATTAACCGGGTTCCAATTTATACATTAGACCAAAAAACGAGCGAAGATTATTACGCTCCTTCTCAGGTGCTGACTGATTATCCCATTGAAATCACAACTGATTTCACTATTGAAATGGACGATTATGAAACAGCCAACATGATCGACAACATTCGCAGCGGTAACTATCGGACCATTGGGGTGGAGATTCGTTTGGGGGATAAGGCGGAAACCCTAGATGGAAATACAATTATTCCTGTTGGTACAGGATTATTGTGTTTAACAGATAACTCAGGTAGTTGCTTGGGGGATGATGGGGATGGGATAACGAGATATGAGTTCATGAGCACAACAGGGCATTTGGTTTCAGAAAGCATTGAATCCAGTGTCGATGGACTTTTAAGTGTAAATTTACAATTTAAAGATTATTACAATAAGGACTAAAAATGGGTAAAATACTCGAATATGACAATTACGGAAGCGCACCAGCGGATGATGATTTAATTTTCTTTTGCGATTATAATAACGATAACGCTAATCCGACAACGCGCAGACTGTTGATTAGCGACCTAAACAGGAAGAACTATGTATACGCTGCGGGCGCTAGCGGATTAACATTGGGAGACGACAGCGGAACGTCTGGCCTATTTATTAGGGATGGCGGCAGCGTGGGAGTGGGCACAACTTCACCTGATTATAAATTGGATGTTGAGACGGCTTCGGCTAGCGCCTCGGTTATTCGTATTGTATCGACAGCCGCCAACAGTTACCCTTATTTAAGACTAGAAAATGACGCTAGCCATTGGGGTATTTATATTAATGGAAATTATACTAGCGGGGTGCGCAGTGATATATTTTTAGTTGAAGGACCCAGCGGAGGAAGCGGACCTTTTAGGTTCTTCATGCAAACAAATGGAAATGTAGGCATTGGACACAATGGGTCCTTAGCCGCTACTGGAGCGGAATACGATTTAGATGTAAAGGGAGATTTTGCAGTGACTGGTAGTTATCCTGTTATTATTGATTCAGCAAGAGGAGAAATAAAGCAGCTTCAAACCACGGGAGGAGTAGGCGCTACTAATAGTTTGCACCTGCAATATGATGCAGGAGCGAAGATAGATTTCATGTACAACGGAGGTGGCACCAATGCTGGAATGCGAATTCAAACTGATCGAAAAATTGTCATCGGCCAAACCACAGCAAAAGCCAAACTACACGTGGTGGATGCCACGGCGGGAACTAATTTTTTGGTGCAGGATTCCACGAATGGAGCAGTAATAGAATTGCGTCGAGATAGTGGAGACACTACAACCAACAGTCTGTATCTTACCACCAAAACAGCAGGAACCGGAGCTATTGGTGTTGGGGATCCTACCACTACACCCGGAGCAGCTACCATTAATATTAATAGCAGTGGAGATATAGATATAGGAGCAACTGGATATGCATACAAATTCAATGTTTACCATGCTACTGAGAATATTGTGGGTCAGTTTCAATCTAATGACAACAATGGCGCGCGACTCCTTATTAGAACGGGAACCGGGAATGCTGCAGCAACTTTGTCGAGTGTGGTTGCATTTCCAATTTATGTATCGTCAGCTCAGAAAACAAACTGGATGACTGGAGCTATGCGACTTAGTTCTACAGATTATTTCGGTATTCATTATAGCACAGCCGATCCCGCTACGGCAAGTAACGTGGCGTTTAATTCAACTTTAAATAATAATTTATTTTATATGGACACGAGTGGGAACACTCGTTTCTTAGGCGATGTAAAAGCTGATGCGTTTTATGATAAAGGTGGAACTGGTGTGGGAAATTATTGCAAAGGAAGGTTTATTCAAATATTTAGCGTTCCGTTTATTGCGGGCACCTATGGCCCTGTTTTACCGGCCCTAGGGATACCTTTCACTTCAGATAGTAGTACCAAGTGCCCCACTGGTTATGATTACGGAACCACAAGCGCTCGAACACCCACGGCTCAGTATATGTCGATAGCTCCTTATGATGGGCAAATTAAACAGGTGGACATTAGCTTTCACAACCAACAAACCGCAGCAATAACTGCAAGTTTATTTATTTATGGCGGCTCTTCGTTGCCCTCTAGCTCAGACAATTCTGGTTTGGACGCTGTGAATGCAAGCAACGTTGCTTTAGGGTCGCGTGCAGGTACCAGCCCCATAACTAGTGACACCAACAGCACAAAAGTTACTAAAGGGTATTCCGATTTTACTGACGCTACCACAGGGGGAGGAACCGATACGCTTACTTTTTCCGCTACGGATTGGTTGGCTTTAGCTATAGACACTAACAGTGGACAGGGATACGGAGTAGTTACTCTAACAGTTGAATTTAATATTACTTAATGGCTACTCGTTTTATAAAGTATGAGAAAGCCTTACTTAGGATTGCGGACCAAAATATTTTTGCTGAAAGCGCGGAGCTAGGTGTTGAGGCCTCTTTACAGCCGGTAAATAACATTACCGGTTCGGTTATAAACTATGCACCTACGTCGCCGGTTAAGGGCACCCTTAGCTTTTCTCATTATTGCACGGGAACCTTTCATGACTTTTTAAACCCTTTAACCGAAATAGAAAACACTGGTGAACCTTTGACTGGTAGTTTGGCGGGAATGGCGTTTAGTAGCGGTTATATCAAAGCCCTTAGTTTTTCAGTGGCCCCTTATGCTCCTATTTTGTTTCGTTCTGAAATGGACATATACGGAGAGTTAGCTGTTCTTCCTACGAGCGGAATGGCAGATAATAGTATGCGAAATGAAACCAATTTGTCACATAGTTTAAGATCCTATCTGGCAGGAACAGAAACCAATATTAATAAAAAAGTTTCATTTGATTATTCGGTGTCTTGCGCGCGAAAACCGGTGGTAATGGCGGGAAACGATATGCCGTCACGAGTAACAAAAGAAGATGTTCGTATCAATTTGGGAATTGCCGGTGAAGACGTAGGAGGCACCATGAGTATTACGGGAAATTATGCTGCATTGAATATTAATATTTTTGATACTTATGGAACTTCCGCTATGGCTCAATTTGGTTGCACGGGACAAATCTTTAGTCAGAACTTAAGTGTAAGTGAAGGAGGGTATATTGACGGAACAATCTCTGTTTCTCAAGAGTATCTTACAGGGAGAATGCTGGTATAATGGCTAATAAAGAATATATACTCGGCTCAGGCGTTACGAATATTGCACGGATCGATCCGTTTGAAGTTGGCACTACTTATTCCAAGTATGATATAGTATATTTTAGTGGCTTTACTAGCGCCGGAACAGAAACCTATGCTTTGGGTACCGACGCTCCCACTGGCCATTATTATTATAGTGGGGATAGCGCGACCGTAGCTACGGCGGTAAATTCCCCAACGGGTGTTAATAGGCTTACAGATTCCAACGTTACCAACCCGTGGACCCAGACGCTTTTTATGGAAGCTTCGTATGGTTCTTCGGTTACTTATGAAAACCAAAGTTATGATGTGGCTTTTGGGGACGGGTATTATAACATCTTAAGTAAAAGCGAAAACTCTTTGAAGGGGTCGTTTAATGTTCAGTTTAACAAGAGAAACGATAAAGAAAGTAAGGCTTTAGCTCATTTGCTAGAAGACTCTTTTAACAAGGGAAATAAGCCCAGCGGAGCTTACACTGGAATTTATTTCAAGCCATTTCCCCCTTATGATCAAGAGCATGAATTTTATATTGATGATATTACCTATGGGTATGATTACCCCAACGTAAATACAACCTCTACTACGTTCCATAGAGAAGATCAATCTACTTTAGATTGGCAAGGATACTATATTCCTTTTGAACAAACGAAGGGTTTTTGGAACGCAGGTGAAACCTACGGCAAACATGATATTGCTTATATGAGTGGGATAACCGTTCCAAGTCTTGAGCTTTCGGGGTGGTATTATTATAGCGGTGAAAGTGAAACGACAGCGACAGATGCAAACGGACCGCTCGGGGATTCTACGGAGACTATGTGGACAAAAGAGAGGTTTTATTTTGATGTAAATGCAGGGCTTAGCATAAACGCGGCCCCTAGATATTTAAAGCAGCCATTTCAAAGTGATTTTTACATTAGGACTAAAGACGGGTTAAATAAAAGTTTGTTAAATATGGAGTTTAGTTTTGATGCGCGCAGTGATAAAGAATCCAAAGCTATTGTTCATTTTTTAGAGCATCACAAAGGAAAGGATCAATTTGAATTTATTCCTCCGGCCCCATACGATATAACTGGAAAGGTGTTTATTTGCCCAAAGTGGCAGCATACTTTAAATTATAAAGATAATAATAATGTAAGTGTAAATTTTATTGAGTATCCGGTTAATTTAATAACGCAGACAGTGAGCTTTTCAACTTTAATTACTGTGGATCCTTATTATACTGGGGACAATCAACCAATTTAAAACAAATGCCTTCACTACCATCCACAGTTACACAGCGAGCAGAAGGCAATGATTTTGTAGCCCAAACAGGCATGTTGCTGAGCGGCATTACAGGGTTTGGTATACGGACGGGGTTTTATTTAACTAATAGTGGCAACTATCCTATAGAAACCACTATTACGCCGTTACCATGGATTGATTCCGACGGAAACATTGGCGTAAGTGCTTTTCCGCAGGTATTTCAATTTCCGTCAGGTGAACGATTTGATATGTTGGCGGGACAAACCAAATTTATTCCTTTCGATTTTGTGGCGGTGCAGGACAATACTCTTGGTGGGTGGTCCGGACCGGTGGCGTGGGGGGGGCCTGATTATAGTGGTCGATATAGTGGAACATTTCGTTTGGAAAGTGTTTCCAAAAGAAACGCTCAAACGGACCCAAGCGGTCTGATTGATTTAGCAGTTACGGGGCAAGTGACGGGTATTTTTGGGGTACCGAGTTCTCCGGGTCACATGCCCGCTACCCTACCGTCTTATCCTTCGGGCTTTAGGGTAACAAGTTCTTATGGTAGCAACGGTAAGCCAGAACAAACTTTAAGGTGGTACCACCCGGAAACTGGATATTTTCTAACTCAATATAGTGTAGAATATGCAGGAAATATTTCTCGCAGTAGTGCCACTACCGGCAGTTGGACAGGGCTGCACACTTTTGAAGTTGATTATGAAACTACTACTGTAACAGATCCTACGTATTATATACCTCTTACTTTTAAAAAGTTTGCTACAAATACCGGGATTGATCAACGTTATACAAGGGGTACTGTTCCTCAGTATGGTTCTAACTATGGGGAATATACTGTTTCAAATTTAGGCTTCGATGCCGAATATTATTATAGAATAAAATCTCAGTATTTGGTTCAGGCTTACACTGCGTCAAGCGGGGTGCAGTTTGAAAGTGATTATGTATATGGTTATCCGGTTAGCAATTTTAAGAGCACCGTAAGCAGCGCAGATGTGCAGCAAGGACTACTAAGCGGCAGCGCTACCCTTCCCGCTGGGGCCGCCAATTCTCCTTATGGGGTAATTAATAATTCGGCAGGATCGATGCAAGCTTTATATGTTTATTTTAAAGACGGTCAATCGAATATTAATTTAAAAACCGAGTTTGATTTAGAAACTGGACGAAGGGGAATCGGTCCCACTTATTTTGACCCCACTCACTCGGAACATGCTTTTACGGGAGTGCACTTTGTTGTGCCACGGGGATATATTGTAGGGGGGAGTTCTCCTGATACCCCGGGCATTCAAACAGGAGGGGTTATTGAGGACGCAAGCTCAAACGAAATAGATGTAGTATTAAACCTAGAACGGGATTCGGCCGTGTTAGGAGCTGGGGGTAATGGTGGAGATGGGGGTTATTCAGACATTGCTTTAGAAACCGCCAACACTTTAAACATTATAGAGGGGAAATTTAAGATTGGAGATAGGACTACAGTGGAATCTACACCGGGAGGGGCTGGGGGAGCAGCCATTAAGGTTACCAGTTCTCAATCTAAATTCAAAATTAGAAAAGATATTAGCGCTAATGTTTACGGAGGAGGGGGAGGAGGGGGAGGAGGAGACCCGTTCTTTTGGCCAAAAGCCTTTACAATAAGACCTGACGGGAATATGATACTTGACACCTCCTTTCAAAAGAGTCGTTTGAAGAGCACTATTAATTTTGAAAAAATCAATGAATTTGAGTATACGTTTGATATAGACCCAAGGAGGAACAAGAAGACTAGGTATACCACCGAAAATAAAGAAGATTTAAAGGTAAAATATACCCTTGATGATATAGTTGGAACACAATTGGGTGGTATAGGAGGAGGCGGACAGGGATTTGGAACCACCAAGGGAGGGGCTAATAAAAAACAAGGGGCGGGCATTAAGGGTTCTAATCATGACGGGGGACGTGAAGGGGCTGGTCTTGGGTCAGTTGCTGATATGGGCATAAAGCTCTCTTTTGGCGGTAATGGGGGTGTTTTCGGTGAAGACGGTGTTCGGGCCGTAGATGCGGATGCAGGCGTATTATTTAATGTTGATAGTTCTGAGCAACCTACACCTCAAGATGGAGGGATAGCTGGGGCAGCAATAGAGGTAGTTAGTACAAATAGCAACTATAGCTCGTTTGGAGACCTTCTTACTTTTAAAAACATGGTATCCCCTAGTAATATACCTTCTCTTGTAGCATGGTTTTCTAGCGATGATAGCACTAAATTTACATGCACCAAGTCTGGTAATTATAATTATATAACGAAATGGACCTCAAAAAATAGCGGATCTATTTATATGGACGGCTATTCTGCTCGTTCGTGGGGTTATGCTAATTGCCCGCTTTTTGTTACCGGTTCTGCTAGCAGACAAGACTCCACAGGCACAACATTAAACGCTACCCCTAATCCCACTTCCTATACTCAATTTTTTAATGAGCAAGATATAGTTTTCTTTGGTCATACTCATAACATGTTAGAAATTAACGGGATCATTGGGTCTTCCAAGTTAACGGAAGACATGGAAAGTTTTGAAATAATGTATTTTTTGTATCCCGGGGCTGCAGAGAAGGCTCTGTCATCACAGTTATCCGCTTTTGCGGTAAGCGGGGAGTCCAAGGGGTTATTCGTAGGAAATCAAAGTAATTTTAACGGAACTTTTCTTAATGATTCTACGTATAGGGGGTGGCCACTTCATCAGTGGTCCGATATCGGAGGGGCAGACAATAAAAACGACAGCTATGTTAATCCAAGCTTCTTCTATAACAGAAAAGGGGAGACTTTAGAGGGAACAGGGTTGCCTAAAAACGAAGCTCCTGTAGTGTTTAGAGATTTTACTAATAAGAAAAGCCCTAATCGAGCATGGCTGTATTCTATTTCTGCTACCCGGGCAAGTGGGCAGATATATTATACTGTTTACAATAATTTAAATCTCATGGTGGAGGCTTTTTACCCCGGAAGTGCTTTTAGTTGGTTAACTTATCCGCGCATTGGGCTTACTAGAAGTACTGGATTAGGATCTAATCGTTGGAATTGTTTTTATGGAGGCATTAGTGATTTAGTTGTTTTTAATAAAGCTTTAACTTCAAACGAAAGAAGCGCGGTGTATTCTTATTTGGCTAGCACCAAGTTAAAAATAGGCTCGTCACCCAACAGAAACACCGCGACTGACAGAAATACCTTAGATATGCAGAACGGTTTTGCTGGTTTTAATTTAGGGACAGGATGGTAATTAAACTATGGGCACGCAACAACATAACGCAGCAATTTTAGACCTTGAGCCTGAAACCATAATAGAGCTCTATGAGTTAGATTTGGGGGAACAAATGGGCTACTATCGGTTTCACCCCGGGAAAAATAACCTGAAAGACATTGTTTTAAGCGACGACAAAGGGGTCGCCCAAACTTACTATCCCCTTCCTATAGAGGCAACTAATTTTGAATTGCGCGGTGATGGACAACTACCCCGTCCCAAATTGATGATAGCTAACCCGCAAGGGGTAATTACTGACCTTATTAAAAGGAGAGGTGATCTTGTGGGAAAAGAAGTAAAAAGAAAAAGAATTTTTTTAAAATTTTTAGATCATGTTAATTTTCCTAGTGAATTTAATCCATATGGTGTGCCAGACCCAGAGTCTCGTTTTGATGATGATTATTTCGTAGTAAACCGCAAGGTACAGGAAAACAAGTATTATATAGAATTTGAATTGATTTCTCCTTTAGAGCTGGAGGATATTCAAATTCCAGCTCGTACAATGATAGCTAATTATTGTCCGTGGCAGTATAGGGGGGACGGATGTGCCTATGGGCGACGATCCGATTATGAAAACCAAAAAGTAAGGATGGCTGATGGCTCTGAGGTTTCGCCAGCACAGTTTTTTGGTACCGCCGGTAATTTGGGGATTCCTGTGGCTGATGATAATAATAAATATTTTACTAGCGCCGAGGGGTACAATTTAACCCTTACATGGCAAGGAGACTATAACGCTTCTACCTCCTATTCCGCAGGGGATGTGGTACGTATTAGGTCTAAGATTCAAAACCCAGCTAAAAGCGGCACCGCTAATAAACAAGAAGACGTAGTATCGCGTCCAGATTCTCTTTTTGTGTGCATTAAAGCTGCGAGCAACAAAGACCCTCGTTTTGAGCTGTCTTATTGGAGAAGGGACCAGTGCGCAAAAAATTTAGAAGGATGTACAGCTCGTTATGCCAAATATGGATCTGATTACAAAAGAGGATTGCCTTTCGGTGGGTTCCCCTCCATTGAAAGGTATAGATTTTAAGGAAATCCCGGTTTTTTTCTTAAAAGCAATCCAAAAAGTATCTCACGCAAACCCTAAAATAGAAATTTGTGGAATAGGGAGCCAAAAAAAGCTCTTTTTCTTAAGAAATATCTCAAAAACCCCCAAGGAGCGGTTTGAGATTAACCCTTCAGATTATTTTAAAATATTAAAGAACGCGGTGTTTTTGTTCCATTCTCATTGTTGTGGGCCAGCTGTCCCTAGCGAGGTTGACATTTTTGCAGCAGAGGAGGCGTGCTTGGATAGCCTCATATATTCGGTCCCGGAAAGAAGCTTTTCGTTGTATAACTCTAAATTCAAGAAGTCCATTTATTTTTCCCTAGAATAGTGTATAATAATAGATAATGACCGAGGTTTTTTTAGAAGGTAGGCTCGGGCGAGTAGTCGGCAAGAAATTCTCTTTTAAAACAAGAACATTAAAGGAGGTTTTAGCTGCTATAGAAGCCAATACCGGCAAGTTACGAACATATTTTAACTTAAATGGGAAAAGGGCTTTTGCCATCTTTGTAAACGGTAAAGAGCTTGACCGTAGCGCTTATTCATTGAATGTTAATGTTGAAGGAAAAAACGTACTGATTATTCCCATGTTGTTTGGTGCGGTGGCGGCCACCTTAACGGCTGCTATTGTAGGGGCCATGGGGTTAGCTGGTTCTAAACTAGCAACATTCATTGTGGGGACACTTGTAAGTGCCGCCCTTTCTTTTGGCTTGAATTTACTAATATCCAAAATAATGAAGCCGGATGATCCAGAGGCTTTAAATACGACCTCTTTTTTGTTCGGTCAAGCCGAAAATGTATCCAAACAAGGCGTTGTAGTTCCCGTTGGGTACGGGAGAATGCAGATAGGGAGCCGAGTTGTGTCGGTTAATTTGTTTAATGTGGATAGAGCTGTATATGATAAGTCTGGGGCCGGATTATATGATATTCTTAAACTGAAGAATGACCCCAGTGGAGACACCACGATAAGTCCTGATGGAATTATTCAAATTTCATCTTTGGTACCGGGAGGAAGGACCCCTTAACAGAAGGATAAAAATAAGCTATGTGGAATATTGACGCGGAACAGTTGCGAAAATTGCAATTTGTGCAGCTTTACGGTTATGAGCCAGCTTCGTGGGAGTTGGAGTCTTTTAGTTCAGTGTGTCCTAATGCTGTTGATTTTCCTCCTGACGGTAAGCTAGAGGCAGTTTCACTGTACCAAACTATTGATGTATTGTGTGAAGGGGAAATAGCAGGCTTATGCGACAAAAATGGAGATTTAATTAAAATTACCTCGGATAACGAAAAAAACGAAGACGGCTTTAAAGGTATTTATTTAAATGACGTAGCTATTAAAAACACCAACGCAAATACATTGAATTACAATAGGGTTTTTGCGGATTTCCGGATAGGAACGGAAAAGCAGCGCGCATTATCTGCTTTCACAAACCCTTCCCTTTCTTTCACGAACAGCATCCAGACACTTAACATTAATGTGAATTTGCCCGGACTTAACGAAAATCGTTCTTTGATTCAATCTGGCAGTCCGTTTTTAATATCGGTTTCAAAAGAAGAGTCTGCTGGGTCTACCGCAACCGATACGGGTCAGGTAGATTTGTCGACAAGGTTTATGAAAAAATATTCTGCGGGGGCTGCGCGCGGTAATTTTGTTTATGTTGTTTTAAATGCAGATGCCGTCAGAAAAATGAGGCAAGCGGAAAAAGCGCAGGTCATCAGCGTCACTCACACCGTAACAAACGACAGTTGCACAGATGTACAGATAGACATGAAAATTCCGGGAGCACTGATGTATAGCCATAGCGATGGAGACATTTCTCCTTCTGGTGTTAATTTTTGCATAAAAACCGGTTATGTGGATGACGAGTTAACCGTAAAAGAAAAAGGTTCGGTGGTGTACCGCATATGTGGAATTACCGGCAAAACTAGTTCGGGGTATGCTAGAAGTTATAATATAAAATTACCTCCTCCGTTAGGGAATAAAGTAGATAGATTTGTTAAAATTTTTAGAACTGACGCGGAACTTGCGGTTGATAACGTTAAAGTTCAAAAAGGGCTTGCGGTGGGGACGATTAGTGAAATAGTTCAAAAAAAATTAACTTATCCTCATAGTGCGATGATGGGGATGCTTTTTGATGGAAGAGGTTTTTCTGCCCCGCCCACTCGTCGTTTTGATTGTAAAATGACCAAAGTTTTAATCCCTAATAACTACGACCCAGAAACAAGACAATACACAGGGAATTGGGACGGTTCTTTCGCTGTCAACAAAGCGTGGACAGATAATCCGGCATGGATTTTTTATGATTTAGCTATCAATAAAAGGTATGGGATAGCTAAATATGGATTTAAATCTGATTTATTAGATGTGTGGAACTTATATGCCATTGCCAAGTATTGTGATCAATTGGTTCCCACAGGTTTTTCTCCCGCTTATAAAGAGTTAGGTTTTACGATTGATGATGGAGGGGTGGTTGTTACAATTGACGATAGTTCTGAGGCGTTGGGGGAGGAGGCATTGAAGCAGCGTTATCCGGAAGGAGGGGTAGTGTGCCTTTATGAAAATCAAAATGCGGCCAGCGCAGATATGGATAAAGCTTATAGGAGGGTTATCATTGACCCTTCTTATAGTGGCACTGCTGGTTCGGACGGCAAGTATACTTTCAAAATAGTAAAAGAACCTTCGGTTGAACAGGTATTCGAGAAATATCCCGCTGTAAAAAAGGCTTATTTAGATTCTAAGCAAAGAAATTTCAATACTGCTTCTAAGTTTTTAATTGATCTTCTTGTTAACCAGCAAAACAGTGCCGATGCTTATGTGTCTACTTTTTTACAAGGGGAGCCTCTAGACCCGCTTATTACCAAGGGAACAGCCGCCTCTCAATTTAGGCAATTTCTTCCACTTCTAGAGCCGCGTTTTTCTTGTAATATTTATTTAGATAGAAAACAAAATGCTT